TAATTTTACGATAGGCTCAGCGTTAGTATTTTTAATAACCGAATAACCAGTCATTCCATATAGTGGATTTGCAGAACTAGTATTTTCTAATCTAATAGCATCTAGGCATACATAAAAGTTTTCAGATACTGCAGAGTTGTCAGTAACGCATGTATATATTCTAACAACATCTACTTGGCTCCAAGTAAAGCCAGTACTTTTGTATAGTTCTTGGAGTTGTTTAGTTGCAACAACATATCTGTTATTAATAAAATCATGTTGTCCTACTCCAGTTCCATTATTAAGATTGACCTGGAACCTTGCCCACTCTCCAGTATTGTGAATATCTGATGAGGCAAATTCAACTAGGATCTTAACATTATCTGGTGCAGCGTCTGACTCTCCATTTTTATTAATAACAGTAAAGGCTAACTTTATCTGATCTGTTGGAGCATTTCTGTTAAAATCTAGATTTGCTCCAGTTAGGTGTATATGATCTGATGTAGGATTTACAACTAGGTTGTTCTCGGCATCTACTGTTAAAGTTGAAACGTCTCCTCTTGATACAACAATATTGTTAAAAAATCTACATCTTTCATATCTCAGTCTTCGTTCTTCATTAGTAAAAATTCTGTTATCTGCGTTTGTCTGAAAAACCTTTTGCGTTCTATTTATTACGTTGTTTTTTAAATCTCCATCCAAAGGCTCATATATAACAGGTATAGATGTGGCAGCAGTAGAGGTGTGAAATTCCCAGTTTTCATCCTGTGTGAATGCATATATTGACTTACTGTCATATGCTCCTGCAGAGGTGTTTGATCCCGCTGAAAATACAGCAACCTCAGTTATCTCATATCTTTCTTCGCTGGGAAGTTCTGCTGTTAATACAAGTTTTGTTATATTGTCTTCTGAAACATATCCACGAGATATGATTGGTGCACGGAACATCTCAAAGTCAAGTCTTACCTTCTTGGAATAGTCTCCAAGAGTTCCATCGGAATTTAATGGCTTTGCTCCACAGCCAAGAGCGATGTATGAGGCGTAGGCTGGCGCCTGCCCCAATAAGTATTTTGCTAAAATATTTTTTCCAGTATCAGTAATCATTGTACCACCCCATATATTGTATCATTATAAAATGATCCAGAATTAAGTATCTGAACCTCTACTTGTTCGTCTTCGTCTAGATTAATAACATTTATTATTAGATTTCCAGTTTCTTCTTCTATGTATACCGTTTCACCGTTAGGGCCTGTCCCAACAGATGGTATTTTTTTATCAAAGATTATTGGAAACTTCTTAAAATAACTTTCCGATGTGTCTTGTAGTGACATTATATTTTGTGGATTATACTGATAATTTAAACTTGTTAGATTTTTTATTGGCTGATAGATAACGCTCTGGCCATTAATAATATCTGATCTTGATATATTTATTATTTCCTGGCCCCCGATATCCTCAAAAATTAGATCTGTCATGACCTCAATTGGCATAGACTCATCGGTTATGAGTATGATGTCTTTTGATGCTGCTAGGACGCCAGTGGATGCCGATGAAGGGGTTGGGGCTGGTAGGTTTGGTAATGCGTCAACCATCTTAAACCTCACTCAAATAAACAGTCATATCTGGCCCCTCTGAACTTTTAGCATAACTTATATTATATACTACAAATCGATCTTTAGGGTCTGATACTTGGTTAACACCAAGACTGTCTGTGTAGTCAACAGTCACAATATCTCCAAGTTGAAGTGTTGGAATAGCAAATATTTTTAAGCCAATAGACCTTCTAGGCTTAACCACCTTATTTACAATCCACTCCATTAAACTGTTTGCGTCGTCTTGAGTTTGTATGTATGGTGTTTCTAAAGAAAAATCTTTTTTGCCATATGTCATTCTACTAACCTTGATGTCTTTAAAATCATTGTCGTATTTTATTGGTGATTTGATTAGGTTTGAGCCAGATATATTTGGATTAGAGAAGTCACTGTTTTTATTAAAGAACTCATCCATAGTTAACTGATGCTGAGACTCTTGAGTGAAAGTTACTCCCTGAATTCTTAAGTAGTTTCCAGTTGTTTCATCTAGGCTAAGTGCTGTGTCTGTAGCGTTAAATATTAAAAACTCTGCACCATAAGAGCCTGCTCTAAATCCAGACACTGTGTACCCCTTAATTCTATTAAAGGTTGGTGATAATTTTGCATAAAGTGCTGGATAAGCCTTGTCATATCTTACATTAAAATATGCTGCCTCTCTCATAATTGATCCAAACTCTTCAAAGTACATACTGTATGCTGGTGGTTCCGACGGACTTATTCCTGAAAGATATGTTGACTGGACTATTCCACTCATTGCGTACTTCCTAAATGACTCATTGGCATCAATCTCTTGATCATCTACAGCAGACATCACTGGTGTATCTAATGCAAAGGTAGTATTTTGAGTATAGTTATTTGTAAGTGCATATAGGTTTTCAAACATACATCTTGCAGAACCTCTAACAAACATTGCCATATTGTTATAAACTGGAAGCGGTTCTTTGTCATCAACTGTTGCAACTAGCCTGTTATTTATGTAAAGGAAAAATCTTCTTATGTTTCCAACATTTTGATACTCTACAGCCAAATCATACACAGTTGGATTTTCTTCTCCAACCATTCTTGATTGACCAGTAAACTTACCATCATCAACAATAATGTTTGTTAGTCCGCCCCAGAGTTTGACTGGTATAGCCTTAGATGTTGCTGAGTCTCTCATTACTTTATAAAAAAGAACATTGTCTAAGTTTTGTGCTGAGTCGCTATAACTATTAATATTGTTTTCAGTTAAAGCCAAAATTTCAAAATAGTAACCAACGTTTGTTTCTGGATTAAGCATTACTGCAAGGCCACCAGATCCTGCACTAATATTAATGTTTTGATCTGGAGAGTTACCAGTTACAACAAAGTAAGTATCACTTCCAATAGGAGTTTGCCCACGGTTTGTATTGTTTTCAATTTTTCCAACAATTCTCATTCTTGTTCCAAAATGTTTATACTTGTTGGTTAACTTTTTATGTACGTAAGATACAAAGTCAATACCCTTGTCAGTAGTAGTAAAGGATGGGCCATTAAGAATAAACGCAGATGATTGTATTGTTCCACTTTGTGTTGTTAGTAGTCTATTGATGTCTGTTTCTGTTCCATAGTACTGTGAAAGAAAGTTTTTTATTATGCCCGTTCTGACCGTCTTTTGTGCTAATGTGTTGTTAACTCCCGCTGCCAATGTGTCCAATGTTAATGACTCTGTTTGAGCATCAATAGATGTTGGGTCTGCAAGGCTAAACAGCAGTTCTGATCTCATGCTGCAGCCACGTACTGATTCGTTTGATGTCCAGTATGGGTTTAGTCCAGCAACATGCTCTACTACTGGAGTTCCAAACTGTCCTCTTCCGTGTTTTGATACTGCTCCATTTTTTAACTTAACAACACCACCAACTGTTTGGTAATTAGGAACAGAATAAATTCTAACAAGCCCTGTTGGATATATCTTTCCGTTATGCCCTAGTTTTGAAAAATAGTTCTGATACTCAAGAACATCATTTATCCAAACATTCCCATATCCAGTTACACTGTATTCAACTGCATCGTATTTTATTATCTCTGAATTAGAATAAAAATATCCATTGTATCTTGAAAGCCAATAGACTCCTTCTCCAAGATCCATAGTGTTGTTTACTACTACATTATTTATAACTGAAGGCTCAGAAGATGAAAGGTTAGAGTTCATTGGTATTGCACCAAGAACGTAACTTGACTGATTTTTTGCCTGATCATTAATTGATTTTGTATTTTGATCTCCCGCAACTTCCCAAAGAAGTGCTGGCTTGTATATCCAGGTTTTTTCTTTATCAATTACGCTTGCTTGCTTAATAGAGCCATAAGTTTTTTGTATATATCTTGTTTTATAGTTAATGCTTCCATCATTAAAGATATCACTGTTTTGAGAAGATATAGAAATAATGTTCGCAAGTTTAGTTTTAGTTATTTTGTTTTCTACTACTCCATCGTCAACTGAGTCTTTTGATCCAGACAAAACAAAGTCTGTTGTTCTTTGACTTTCTTCAGGCAATATATAATTTTTGCTCATCATGACAAAGTTGTTATACTCATCAAAGAACATGGCGGTCTGCGTTGATACTGCCAGTTCATTTAGTATCTGTGCTACTGTTTGGTCTGGTGGTATAAAGAAGTAAGGGATAATTGGATCTTTTTCTCCAACTGTTCTTTTAAATACATAATTAGAAAATCCGATAGAGTCTAATAGCATTGATACAGCAGATGTTAAAGATGCATTAGTTGCTAAAGTTTGCGGTGCAGTTAATGATTCAAAATAAGAAAACATATCTCTTAGTTTTAAAGATACTTGTCTGTCGTCTGTGTTTGATTCTGGAAATCCTTCTGTGTACATTGTTTTCATTGGAACAAAATAGTCATATCCGTCAACATTAATAACAACTTCATACATTTTTATTTGTATATTTTTTGTTATATAATTTTTAATTATACTGTTTTTATTGTTTAAGTTGAATGCTTGGTCATAGTCAAAAAGTCTAAGGCTTCCGTTAGAAGCCAATAATTGACCAACAGGCAAACCAGAAATTCCAAGATCTGATGCTGTTTTTGTTATTGAAAAATCAGTTGTTTTTGTAGAAAGGTCTACTGCTAATCTTGGAGAAAGTTCAATAAGATCGAATACCGAGTCTGACCTTGTCATTGTGTCTACAACAATTCTAAGGCCATCTATATAATCAAACTCTCTGTATGTATTTAATCCATCTGAAGAGTTGGTAAACTTTACTGGTGATGTTAGGTCCGTAACAAAGTTAGAAAGCCTATTTGTTTCTTCTTCAGAAATATCCCAACCGTATTTTGGAACAAAGGTTTCATATTTATTCTCAAACCATATATGGTAAACGCCAAGATCTGAGTCATTTGCTTTAATTAGATAAGCATATCCTTTTATATTTTTTGCTGGTAGAAAATCAATAGACGAGTACTCTTCTGCTTTAATGAATGAACTTCTATATCTCTCTGGTACTATTAGGCCATATGATAGTTCAACATATCCATCATTGGAAATTAGTGGGGTCCCGTCTTTTTTTGTAGATGCTGCTGTAAATGATTTTGCATCTATCCAATTATTATTTTTTAATACTTGAATCTTCCATTTTAATGGAGTTTTTTTATTAGAGTTGCCAAACAATGGATCAACAAAAGATCCAGCAGAGTTAGAAAATGGACCAAGGTCTACTGATCCAATATGCGTTTGCATTTTTACAACAATTCTATTTGATGGAATTGAATTTTCATAAACAATAAATGGGGCTGTATCTTGTATATAGTTTTGACCATTTATAACTTTGTTTGATATACCATATTCAGATCCACCTTCAGTTCTATAGGATGACCAGTATTTAAAAGTGTCTCCTTTGTCTGGCATATAGTATCTTGGTCTATCACACATACTTGAGTTTGCGTGATGTAGATATGACTTAGAAAAGTACTGAGCCTTGTTAATTCCAGATCTTGGTCTAAATTTACCAAAGCAGTCTTCTAAAGAATAAAATAGTTTTACTTTTTCTTTTTTAGGAGTTAAAAACATTGGCTGATTTAAGTCGTCTACCCCACCATCAATTTTTATGTCAGCATCTGTGGCACCGTAATAAAACTTTACAGCAGTTTCTTCTGTCTCATTATTATCAAAACTATTAATCAAACTGTAATAAACTGATTCTGGCTCTGCTGGTCTATATCTATAGTTGCCAATTTTCTTTATGTTGTTTGGAATGTTCATATTCCATTCAGCAATAACCGCAGACTGTGTTCTAATTACAGAAGAGGTTTCTAGATGATTTTTTAATTCATCATTCTGGAACATTCTATGCCTCTTCCAGTGTTACTGATATATTCCAAAAATCATAATTAGAGTTTCCACGTTTTACAACTGTGTACTGAAATGAAGATAAGAACATTTCAATAACTTGATTGTACTGCCCTAGGTGTCCGTAGGCTGCATCATCTTTACCAAAATTAGAATGCTTGTCGTATGAAAGGTATACCCAGAAAGATCCCTGGTGATTCTCATACCAGTCAAGCATATCAACTCCACCTGCTCCTCCGTCTGTTGTATATTGCATATCAACAGATGAAGGTTTGCCAGAGTAACCAGTATAATCTGATTTTCCAGTTACAGAATTAAAGTCTGGAGATAGTGCGAATGCTCTAGATGGAAGCATGTTCCAGTTCGTTGAAATTTTTAACTTATCAGCCACATGATAAGATCTCATTCTTCCATTAATCATTCTTTCACGCTTTTCAATTCTGTTTGTATCAATAGATATTTCTCCTCTATTGTCATCTGATAAGATTAAGAATTGATCCAACAATGACTGATCAACTGCCGTTGCAGGCTGGGCTCCCACCTCGTATCCGTTAGGCAAATAAAGGCTATTTGATAAGGTGCCAGAATTCTCTGACCAGAGCATTGCTTGTGGTCTTCCATACTTTTTTCTTCCTGCCATATACTGTGCAGCCGTTGGGTTAGTAGCCATTATAAGTTATTACCTCTTAATTTCATAGAATCGATTTGTCTAATCTTAGACATTACTGTATTTGCTATTTCGTTTGGATTCGCATCAGACCTAACATTTACTGTCAAATCATAATTATACACTGATCCAAGTTGCTGCGATCCACTATTTATGCCCTTCATTGTTTCAGTTCCATAACTATTGACAGCATACTTGCTCATTACAAATTCCCCTGGAGTTAACATTGCTGGTACAGTGTCTGTTCCTATTACAGTACCACCGATTGCAAATCGTCTTGGCTTAATTAGTCCACCAGAAGCCTCTCTGTCCCATGCTCTCCAATTTAGTCTTGCAAGTGCATCTGCTCGTGCCTGGTCTGAAACAGTAGTTCCCTTATCTCCATCATTTAATAAGCCATCTCCATTATAAAAACCAAGCGAAGCATTATCTCCATCGTCTTTGCCCTTAAGTGATTTGTCCAATCCTGCTATTTCTTCTGGAGTTGGTTTTTTACCTGCATTAGGGTCTGGCAAACCAAGTGCTGTTCCGTAAGTAGTGACCATATGAGTTGTTAGAGTCACAGACTTATCTTTAATATCATCATAGGCTTTTTTAATAGCATCCCATGCACCCTTTATTGTTCCAGATACTGTATTAATATTTGCAAGTGCTAAAGCAAGATCTCCCTTTGCAAGTTTTGCTGCTGCATCTGCTGCCTTGTATGTAAGATCCCACTCTGCTCTAGTCTTTTCTTGAATAATTCTATTTCTGTCATTTGCAGTTATTTGTGCTGCTAACAAATCGCTTTGTGATTGCAGTGGAAGAATCTTGTCTTGAATTGCTTTGAGTGCATTCTGTTCATCTAGTAGTGTACCAAAAGTAAGTTTTGCAATTGCATCTGTCTTAACTTGAATTGCATCAAGTGCTACTTGTCTAGACTGTTCTAGATTGTATATATCATCTTGTATTTTGAGAATTTCTTTATCTACCGCAGCCTTTTTGAGTTCTAGGTCGTAAGTCTTCTGACTGATATCCCACTGCTCTGCCTCAATTTCTTTCTGAGTCTTTCCGCTTACTCCACCACGAAGATTACCAACTTCATTTTCTCTTGATTTTTGTAAAGCATCTTGTGCACTGGTTGCATAGTTTGCTGCATTAGATGCTCGCATATCTTGAACTGCTTTTGCTGCTGCTGAAATATCTCCTTGGGAAAGAGCATCTGCCAAACCAAGTTGCTGTTGCTGCTGACTAATAATTTGCTGATTGATTTCTGCAACTTTTGTAAGAGCCTCTTGCTGTTTATCATATTTCTCATTGATTGCTTCAGCAGCCTTATTCATAACATCTAAGTCATGGGATAGGACCGAAGATCTTTCTTGTAATGCTTGGATTGGTCTAGTAAAGTTAATTTCTGCGCTTCTTGTTAACTTCTCTATCTCTCTTTGCTTCTTTTCAATTGGTCTAGTAAAGTCTGTTTCAATTTTTCTTTGATCTGCATCAACATCCTTTTGCATATCATCAATCTTAGATTGAGTTAAATTAATAGCATTCTGTGCAATCTTAGATTGATTGTTTAGATCTTCCATCATAACTTGAAGACCAGCAAATGTATTACCCTGAGAATTTGTTAGTGTGTTTTCGTCAATCATCTTGTAGGCATCAAACATTTCTGCTGCAGCAGTTGCTGCATTCATTATTTTTTCTTCTCTTGTTTGAGTAAATACAATTTCAATAATTTTTCTTTCTGGTATGTCTTGGATCTGTGAAAGCAAATGATTAAATTCATCTTGAGCATCTTTTGCAAGAGTAGCAAAGTTGTCCATACCGTTAATCAATGTATCTAGCATTCCTGGGTCGGTGATGGCTGCACGAATTGCTTCTGCGCTCATTCCACCTTGTTGCATCATTGCTACAACTTCTGGAATTCTCTTTTGGTTGTCTGTAGTCTTCTGTAAATCCTTTTGTCCAGCAACGGCTCCATTAATTTGATTTCTAATTCTTGCTTGCTTTGTTAGCGCAGCATTTGTCTTTAGTTCCGCTTCTGTTACTTTACCTGTAGCAATAAGAGTCTTGTAGTTTTCATCTGCAAGCATTGTTTGAATATCTAGTTCATCATATCCTAGTGCAAGTAGTTTTCCTCTTGCTGCAATTTCTTGCTTTGCTAATGTTACAGACTGAAGTTGTGCTTTATTGTAGTCTCCAATAATAGCCTTCTTATATCCTTGCTCCATGTCTCTACCCGCTTGGGTAAGAACAGTGTCTCCTGCCTTAAACTTTTGGTACTTTGTAACCATCTTTCCAGTTTCAGGATCTACCTGAGTATATTTTTGCTTGCCCTTTTTCTTTTTTACATCAGCAGCGGTTGCAGTATAGGCAAACTTCTTTAACTCTTTTGTGTCAAGTCCAGCAAGATAATCTGTAAACTGACTGGTCTGACCCATCTGTATCAACTGTTGCTCAAGGCCCTTAAACTTATTTCCAATAGCCTTACTTCCTGTTGCTGCAATTGCTCTTTGAAGTTCTTTCATTCCTCCTGCTGCATCAATAGCGGAGTTACGAACATTTCTAAGACGCTTATTTAATTCATCATATGTTGTATCTCTTTCTGGTTTACCATCTTCTATGCCATCTCCATTTGCATCATTAATTACTATTGGGCTTTTAACTATTCTTGGAAGAAGATCTACTGATCTGTCTCCTGAAGTTTTAAGACCATACAGCCTTTCAAATTCTTTCTTTGCCTTAATATATTCTTTTGATTTTCTGTCTAGCATTCTTGTATCTTCGCTAGTCATAAGTTGTAGGTTGACCCAAGAATCTCTTTGTGCCTCAAGTTGTTCGTCTGTTATAGTATTCTGCTGTGCGTATACTGCAACCAGATCTTGTACATACTCTAATTGTGCTTCTCTTGACATCTCAACAAATTCTGCCATGGCCTCTTTGTTGTTTTTAAGTGCTTCAAATGCATTCGTTGTTGCAGGATCAGCCTTGGCTGCTCTATCCAAGATATCCTTTGCTGCTGTCTCTTTTGCTTTTGCTTTTTCTTCTTCCGTTTTTGGTGGTTTTTTACCAGATTTTTTGTCTGCTTTATCTTGTTTTTCTAAATCTGCTTTAATTCCTTCAATAGCCTCCATTCTTCTTGCTATCTCTTCTAATACTGGTCCACCGCCCTTTAATAAAAGTTCCATATCTATTGCCAGTCCATCTAAAGACTTAAGGTTTGAGATAGTCTCCATGATTGCATCAAACTTTGCTGGGTCTTTTTTATTTAAAACAACATACCTAACAAGATCTGCCCCTAAGTCCTTATCTTTAAACTGTGTAAACATGTTAAACAATTCTTTTGTTTTACCAGTTCCATGTTCTTTAAGTGAAAGAGTAAGAACCTGAGTTAGTTCTCCAAGTCTTGATCCAAATAAGTCAAGCATTGAGTTTGCTTCAGTAGGAGAAAGAACCTTTCCTCCAACAAGAAGTTCCATAGTTGCCTGTAGTTCTTGTGCCTCAAATTGTCCAGTAAGACCATTTGATTTAAATAGGCCAGTTTCTTTGTCAGTGGATCCAAGATTTCCAAAGGATTCTGTTCTATTTAAGAAATCCTTTGAGGCCTTTTCTTCTCCTGTTCCTTTGTATGCATTTTGAACAACTGATCTTGATGAATCAAAAAATGCATCTTCTTTTTGTGACCCAGAACCAAATGATAAACTGCTATAGTTTTTCTTAAAATCTGCTTGGGCTGCAAATATTTGGTTAACTATAGCATTGTTCATTACCTGTGTATCAACTTCTTCTTTGTCCTTTAGTATACCAAGTTCAGTCTGTAGTTTTAGTTTTTTCTCTAAATTTGTAGTTGATGCGATCTCTGTTTCTAATTTTTTCTTTTGTGTTTCATACTCCATGGCAACCTGGTCGGCCAACATGCTTGCCATTTCAACATTGTTTATATTGTATGCTGCAAGGGCAGCAATATCTTTTCTTCTTTGAGTAAATGATGCATCTTTAGATTCTGATGCTCGGCGAGCATTGGCGCTTCGATTAGTAGCATTTGCCAATAACTGAAGTCTTGCTTTTACTGGTTCTTTTTTTAGATTTTCTCCATTTGGACCAATTATGGTTTTCATCTGTCCAATTAATTGAACTCCAATGCTTTGCTTACTTAGTGAAATTCCTAGGGCTTGAGCAATACTGTCTGCCTGATCTCCAGTCAATACACCATCTGCTACCTGTGTTGCTAACTTTAATGCAAGATCGTCAACGGCTTTTTGTTCTCCAAATTTTTCAATATTTTTCTTAAATGTTTTCTTTGTATCTTTTCCAAGATCTGAGCCCATAAACTTTTTACCAAATGTGCTTGGTGTTTTATACTCTTCGTTATATTTGTTATACTGAGAGCCCTGCCTTCTTCTATCCATAATCTGAGAGGCACCAACTTTACCAGTTAGTTCTCCCATCTTTTTCATGCTTTCTCTTGTGGCAGATGTTTCAATTACAAACTTTGCTGCAGCCTTTGCCATATCTCCAAAGTGTTTATTTAGTGCATATGCCCCAGCACCGACTGCCATAATTCCTGCTGCAGCCCAACCGACGGGGCCCATACCAGCAAGCATTGGAGCAAATTGTGCAACAGTTGTTGCTGTACCTAATGCCGCTGTTACCTGTGGTGGCGCTCCCATGGCTCCTGCTGCCATCGTTGCCATACCTAGTACGCCAGTGGCCTTACCAGAATACTTACCAACCTTTTCTCTACGCATACCACGCTTCTTCTTTTTAATTTGCTTTTCAGTCATGGTTGTTGGTTGCTTCTTGCCGTTCTCATCTAGTTCTGGATCAAATAGTAAGTGTCCATTCTTGTCCATGGTGTACCCTGGGTTTGCATCGGTACCATCACCATATGCTTCGGCTAGTGCTTGATCTTCAGTGTATCTCTTTTTACCTGTTTGGCTAAGGTCGCTGCCTGCTGCAAGAGCAGCATTTTGCTTTGCAAGTTCTCCATTCATTTGCTCTCTTAAAAACTTTTCTCGTTCT